CAGAATCAAGTACAGCAGATATATCAGCTCCTAATTTTTCATACCTAGTAAACACAGCCTCTGTATACAATCGTTTATCATTTTGCTCTTGTATCTTTGCTACATCTGTTGCGTAATTTTTTAAATATCCATTAGCAGTAACACTTAGACTAGCCTTTACCTTTGTCTGAACTTCTGGAAACTTTTTTATCATGTCAGTATAACCATTGACAGCCGAGTCAAGCCTATCTGCATATTCCTCAATAGATACTTTATCTTGTTTTGATTTTACATCTATATCAGTAAATTGTTGCAAGGCAGTGGTCTCAACATCTAAGATCAGACCTTCTAATGCAGCACTTCTAGCTGCTCTACCTTTTGCTCCGTATCCATAATTCTTTAAAACATCTTCTCCTGTTTTCCTGGCATTAGCTAATTGTTCAAGGGTGATTGGATTAGCAGCTCCATACATTTCGCCTTCCTCTACTGCTCTTGTCTCCATCTCCTTATAGAAAAAGTTTGACATTTGATTAAGACTACTAGCAAGCTGACTCATGCCACTTGCCTGCTGTTCAAACATTCCTGCTTCAGCGGAAGCACTTGGGTCATAGCTTGGACTAAAAAATTGTCTTTGTAATGTTCTTCTTGTTGCCATCTATCCTCCGAATGCTGGTCCTACTCTACTTGCCATAGATACATTTCTTGTTCCTGCGGCACCTACTCCTTGAAAAGCACTAGCTGAATATCCAGAGCCACCACCTAGGCTTAGTCCTTCGAATGCACCAGATAGTCCTGCTTGAAAGCCTGCCATTGCTAAGTTACCGAGAGCTTTAGTTCGAGCTTGAGAGGCAGCCATCTGACCTCTGTACTCTAAGTATCCTGCTTCTCTGTTCGCTTGTTCTACCGCTAACAATGCATCCATCTCAGTTATACCAAAGTCTAGTGAGGCAGGTCGTAATACTTGTTGCCTGCTTACTGTCTGAACTGATCCCACTGTAGGAATAACTGCACTTGCATATCCTCCTGCAAGGTTTGAGGCTAGAGCCACTTTAGCTCGTCTCAGTATCTCATTGCCTTTTTCTTTAGCTTCTACTGCTTCTACTCTGCCCTGTAATCTTCTGTTACGAGCTTGAGCATTATAAAACTCTTGTTCGGATTTTCCTGCGGCTACAGTACTCCTGTACTGCAATGCAGACATTACTAAACCAATTCCACCAAATACCGCTGACGCACTCATTGACTACCACTCACATTGTATTCTAAACCAAGTAACGTAAAAAACAAGGGCTTAGTTTGGGTTATCTCTATCTGAGCTTCCGTACTAAATCCAAGTATCGGAGTCACTCTTTTACGTCCAGAAAATACAGTCTCAGAAGAATCTAAAGTGTAGGGAAATTGTTTTAACGGAACTTCTTTACCATTGATCGCAATGTTTTGTGTCTGAAATAAAATAGGACTAGCATCTACAATTCTTTTCTTACGTCCTACCATAGTGCCAGAAGAAAGTCTTGGTTCGGCAGGTAATGTTTTAGCTAGGACATCGTAATGTAAACCCACCTCGACATAAGTCGTAGGGACTTGATCTATCGTTATTTGCCCAGACGAAACAGTTTTCGTACCCAAGAATATATCATCCCTAATAACTTCCACAGTTTCTCCTTCCAGGTGTGTAAGACCGGATACTGTTGTTGAGGTAGGCTTAGACCCATCATTACTCCCATCAAAAAGCTGGAAGCTAGCATCAGTAGTTCTGTCATCATCTAATAACTCCACATAATATTTTGTTGATGAATTAATTGTTCTTTTTACAATAACATATATATCGTTAATATCCACACTACAATCTTCAAAAGTTCCGTCCGTAATAAACTCTGAAGGAGCTACAACCTTTTGTGTTCTATGTATAGAGTATGCTGCCATAGTGCCATCGGTTCCATTCACAATAATTAATAAATCACCATCGTCAGTAGAGGTGGCTCGTCTGAACGTAATCTTAACAGGACTTTTAAGAAGGTGGCTAGATAGTAAGGATATGTTATTAGATTGATAGGATAACTCTACGTCACTAAATAAAAATTCTCGTAAGGCTTTTCCAGATCGCTGTAAGAATATAGTACCACCCTCCGCAGCTACAGGCATAATGTTTTCTTTTGATCCAGATTTAGTGGCTGCTTTTAATGTGAGGTTTTGCGGAGTAATCGGTTCGGACTCAGCCTGCTGAACGTACCACTCATTGCCTGTCGTAAATATTTGTAAATCACGTCCACTACGCAAACCTGTAATTGCGTTAACAGTATCCGATGATAATAAAGCAAATATGGAATCGTCATCAAGCCCTTCTGATTCTAAGAAATTAAAGAAGTCGGATATCTTACTACCAATCAATGCGGAAGGTAAAGATTTAGTACCGCCAAAGTATAAACGACCCTCATGAAATACTGCACTTCTAGGAAAGCCTCGATCAGTGCTAAATACATCCTCATACCCAAACTCTAACTCATAATCACTTTGAGCTGACGTATTATAGAACGGAACTTCTACATTGGTTTTAACTTTTGTACTAGAAGTAATCTCAACAATCTTTGCTCGACCGAATCCGTTAATTACTTGAACATACTGTCCGACCATACTTGTAATTGTAAATGTAGACGTGTTGTCTGGTTGTGTAGTCCAATTCTCTGAAACAGTGGCTACTTTGCTTGAATGTACATAATCCGATATAATTCTAGTTTGTCCAGAGCCTGTACCTCCTGTAATTTTTATTGTTGAGCCATTATAAATATCATTATTACTCGAAGCTCCACTGTGTAACGTAATTGTATTAGTGCCACCTGCTTGAGCAGTATCGCTTGCACCATCATGAAAAACGTGTGTAGAAGCTGTTATATCGGATGTGCCATCAATCGAGCTTGGTGTAATTGTTCCAGAAGGTGTGGTGGTATTTAAATTAAAAGCAAACTTTGGTGAAGTAAGAGTAATGGTAGTAGCGGTCCACGCAGTATTAGTTGCACCTCTCTCTATTTTCAAAGGAGCTAAATCCTCATTAACAATTATGAGTGTGTCGGCTGATTGCGTAAACGACACCTTGTCGAAAGATATATTACCAAAGGTAAGTGTTAAATAATTATTACCAGACCCATTAATATTAGTTACAAGTGAGCCACTATTAAAAACAAACATCCTCGTATTGTTAGATGATGCAGTAGAGATTTTAACGAAGACTAACATAAACGAATCGGTAGTAGAAAATTCAAATGGAATAAGTCGTATGCCTTGTTGAGCTGTAATACCAGATCCTAAATGACTAGTGATGTCGAGTAGAAACTGAGTGCCAGGTCTACGTTCTATAGCTCCTTGCGGAATACAAACAATGTTAGTCGCTTTCTCTAAAGCATTCTGATATTGCTGAATGTCCACCCTACCTTTTACGAGAGGGTCAAACTCACCCATAGTGAATGACGATTGATACTGAACTATTCTCGACATTAACTGCGAACCTCAGTAAGTAAATACTGAGCAATAACAGGTGGGGTTTCTCCTGCGCCATCTAAGTTAATAGCAGTTCTAAAGTATCCACCTCTATTGTTCTCAGCTACAGTACCGAGGGCAATCTGTTTATAGTATGCACCTTTCTCGGTTTGATCTGTAATTGTTTCAGCCAAGTTCCAGGCTAACATATATACAAGGAGTTGTACGAAATACGTTGGTAGTTTACCCTCTACGATATCCTGTTGATAGTCTACAAATATTTGTTCTCTATCCGTTAATAATGTCTGACCTTGTATTGTCCAATCAGTAATAGGAGCAGCTCCTCGATCACTACTTGCATAGACAGTTCTTGGTACACTATTTAACATATCTGGGGGGAGGGCGAATTGATATAGAAAATGTGCGGTGGGAGCTGTTGATAATCGAGAAAGCTGTTCCTTTTTTAAAGTAAAACTCCAAGGATACATTCCTAGAGTAGTAGCTTTAACTTTGGGATATATGATTGAACACGCATTGCCGACAGCAGTTCCGTTAGTAAAGTTTGATATAGTGTCAGCTCCTAATAGTAGTAGGGATTGGTTTGCTATGCTGACTTGAGTATCTCCTGCTGCCATAAAAAATTCCTTATAAAAGTAGGGAGCCGAAGCTCCCCACAGTTTATTATTTAGTCAGAGTCAGCAACACTAATTGCTGTTCCATCACTCACATCAACTACACCACTAGCATTGCTTAATACAATTACTAGAGAAGCAGTAGGTGTGTTTGAGTCGTGAACATAAATTAGATCACCAACTTTTACTTCATCAGATACACTATTAAAATATCCAGAAGTATTTACAGTTGCGATAGCATCTGCTGAAGTGTACGTCCACATTTGTGGAGCACTACCTCGTTTGCTCATGCCACCAATAGGATTCCATCCTGTTCTTGCGAATGCCATAATTTACCTCCTAAGACTCTCTACAAGTTACTTGAACTAGACCGGCAGTATCAATAACCGCTGCTCCAGCACTATACATGGCACTTACCAGGAAGGACGTTTTTTCCGGTATATAGTTCACCTCAACCTTAGGTGCTACTGATACACCACAGCCTGTAGATGACTTATGAAAGAAAAAAGTTTTCCTGTCACTTGATCCATCAAGATTTAAGCCGCCTTCGTCTCTATCACCTACAATATGAAACTGAAAGCCCATCATAGTGTTAAGCTCACCTGCGACAAGTGCTTTGATGTTTTGGAAATCGCCACTAATTGCCCTTTCATCGCCAAGAAGACCTGCGAGATTGTTCGCATGAATAATTGCGTGTCTGTCGCTTGGAGGAACATTAGCTGCATCAAGAGCTTTCTTAGCTGCAATGATTTTACCAATATTCAAGTCAGAAGCTGCGGCTGAACCAGAAGTTACAACTGTATTAGCAATCGTAGTGCCTGGAGAAGCTGCTTCCATTACATCGATTATTATTTGATCTTCTCTTCTAGCAATCGCTTTACCAACAACTTGAGCCAACTCTTGTCTCTCATCGAAGTTCACTTTTGCTTGGTCGAAAATATCGCTATATTCAGCAGCTATGTAATCTGTCATAGTCGCTGTCACTGATCCGAATGAAGTGTTTAACGGAACAACGTCTGTTTGTGGTGTTCTTACTTGAGATACACCTTTTCCGATAGTAGGAAATTTTACAGTTGAACCATTAACATTAGTTCTCATTCGTACAGCATTTCTTAGTACTGCTTCACCCTGGTAGGCTTGTTTTACTTCAGCCTCAAAGAGAGTGATAAATGCAGTTGATAGTCCTGTACTCATTTGTACTCCTTATTAAAGTTAAATATAAAAAACTAATCGCCTATCGGTTATTGAAAAAATTCAGCCTTGGCTACAAGATTACGTTCTTGCAACGACTCATTTCTGAGTAGCCAAACTTGCCCTAGATTAGGGTTGTAAGTTAATACTTTATTTATAACTTTTTTTTAGATTATTTTCAAGTCGAACTTTTTCCGTAGTAAACTACAGGGTTTTTATATTCAACAAGCCTTCGCTTTTTATTGGGAAACCGAGACCCCCTACAGTCTCGTAGAGGGATTATATGTTTCGGCTTTTCTTCTTTCATCTATCTTTTGTCGTAATACTCCACAAACTTACGTTCTACATCTTTACGGAATCTTTCATCAGTTCCATATCTAGGATCGGCAACTAAGGATTTTAATTCTTCCTCATCCATTCGCTGACCTTCCACTGTAGCAGTCGGTATCTCACGTTCTCCCATCATGCCTCTAAATTTATTGAGAAGTCTCTGACCAGAAGCTGTGCCTCCCCATACTTCAAGTTCATTGTAATCATCCTCAGATAACATACCTTTGTTAACTAACCCCCTACCCCACTTGACGTTAGAGTTAATAATATTGTCGGCATTCTCACCGAGTTTAGTTTTCTCCTCTTGGATATGTATCTCTTCATCCTGTTGAGCTTGCATACCCATTTCAGCAATCTTACCTGCGAGTTCGTCAAAGGCATCTTGAGGTACGTTGTTATTTTTAGACCACTCCTTAAAAGTATTGACCACAGGATCATCCTCCGCAAAGCCAAGTTCCTTAATATTATCTAAGCTATATTCTTTAGGAGCTTTACCATTACCAGAGTGAAATTTCTTTTCTAGTTCTCCGTATGCCTTGGCTAAACCTTCAACGTCTGGACCATCCTTCTCATGCCAGAATTTTTCTGGAAATGTTTCTGGTCTCGTAAACTCAAGGTTTTCTAAATCCTCTCCGTCATAGATATCTTCTTGTTTACCTGTAGGCATTCCATCCTCAACCACTTCTTCTGCTTGTTGTTCTGCATCAGCCATCAAGCCTTTTGACTCTTCTGGTTGTGGTGTAGGTTGTTCTTCTTCTTGTTTTACTTCTTCATTTTCGATCATAATTAGCCCTCCTTATTCTGGTTATTATTTCTCTTATAATCGTATTCTGACCATCTCTATAATATCCAAAGCTATTATCATACCCAGGTGTCCAAGTTGGAGTGTCGAGGTATGTGTCCTTGAGATGTATCAGTAATTTTTTCCCATCTTGTGATGAAAAAACTCGTTGATATAATTTATCCAAGTCAGTAGGTTCTATCTTTTGATGTGGGTTAGGTGTTGCATCTAAGCCTTCCCAACCTGGACTATTTATATTTTTTTGTTCTTCGTTTGTTACTTTCATTTTTTTTTGCCCTCCATAGCTGTGGATCATATCCACCATAATTAAAATTCATTACTGTTCTTCCTGTGGTGGTGGTGCTTGCTGAGCTTGTTGCTGTTGAGCCATCATCTGAGCTTGCTCCGCCATAACTTGTTGCATCTGCATTCTCTCTTCGTAAGTAGTTCTAATATCCGCAGGTATTCCCATAGCATCCGCAATGTAGTCGGCAATTTGTTCTACCTTAATAGTCATCTGGCCTGTTGGTCCTAACGAACTAGCTATCTGTGCGTATTGCATTACTTGATTTACTTTCGTCATATTGCTCGCCATAGCAAGTTCACCAATCGGCTGTACCTTAACTTGTAGTCCGTTTACCTTCAGTGGTAATTGGATAATACCGAGTTGATCCATAACTTCTAGAGTTCTTCTTACTACAGGATACATAGTCTCATTAATCAATCGACCAAACGCAGCTCCTAAGTTTTGCGATAGTTGTTTCATTCTCTCGGCAACCTCAAGTGCAGTTCGAGCTGACATAGTATCTGGTGGCAAAGATTCGTCTAACATAATTTTCTTAATATTCATCCGTAAGTCATTCGCCACAATCTGAGATAACTGAGGGTCACCACTTCTTGGTAATGGTTGTAGGTCAGCTCCTCTAGGACCTCCGTTACTGTTGACAGGTATGATCGCACCAGGAATTAGGTTTATTGCGCCAGGATTCAAAACTCCAGAATCTACTGCGGTGTAGACTCCTGCAATAGTTAGTGAAGCATTTTTAAGTGTAAGTTCTAATACTCTGTTCAATGTTTTAATATCTGGTAAGGCAGTAAGTACAGGTCCTCGACCATATCTTTCGTTAGCAGCTTTCATGTAACGTGCTACCACCCAAGGAAATGATTTTAACTCTCTATAAACAAGCTCATGCTTTCCATTATAATCAACAATCTGATAATGATATTTACCTGTATCCTTGTCGTAGTAAGTACCCTCGATCAGCTCAACCATCTCGCTTTCTCGACCTTGATAACTGTTCTTCATATCTTGGGGTATTTTTACATCTGGAAATTCTTGATCTAATACTCCGTAAGGTTTTTTCATTCTTCTATAGACTTTATCAACAGTGCCGAATGGACCTTCCTCAAAGGTAACTAAGAATGTCGGTACAGCAGTATAACGAATCGGAGTCACTTCGTCTCCAGGTTGGATCAGCATGATCGCACTGCCAATGCTGAGTTCAAGAAGAAATTCGCCCATAGCTTGGTCAAAATTAGATTGTCGCATTATATCGAACATTCTGTTGTTATAGCCATCTAAAATCTGTTGCGTTTCTATTTGCCTTTCTTTCGGTATCTCAGAACCAGGCACTAGACGACACCACTGAGTAGCAGGTGGGAATAAACCACTCTGTAATTTATTTGCAAATTTTTGCGTACTATCTATAGCAGTAGAGTCAAACACTCTCGCCATCTTATCTTGACCTGGTGTATTGGACTCGTAGTACCCATCGTAGAGGTTTCTCATAGGTAAAGCATAGCGGTATGCATCTTCGTAAATTGATCTCCAATTATCCTTATGACTATTACTTAAATCGTATTTTCTTTTTAGTTGTTGAGCGTTTAGTTTTGCCATTATGTCCTCTTAGCTTTCATTAATGAACGTCTTTTAACCCTTAAATTTGCTCTTCCTCTTGGTCTGTTGCTTGAGCCTACAAATTGCACTTGATTCGTCCGCATTTTATTTTGAACATCTTTTTCTAAATTACTAAACATTCTATCAAACTGTTTACCCTGCACTAAATATCCAAGTGGACCTAATCCTGTAATAGTTTTTTTAAGACCTGTTCTACTTGTTTTTATAAAGTCTTCGTATGTCATGTTTATAGTTTTTGTCATTATGCCTTCTTATGTTTGTTAGCAAAGTTACGAGCTGACTCTTCGTTCCTAAAACCCCATGCTCGTAGGGCTAGTGCTTTTCTGGTTGGTGTTCCGTCTGGGTTTTTCATAGGACCTTTCATTCCTGCAAAGCGAGCTGCGAAACTTACACGTCTCGAATTTACTCCCTTCTTAACAGGTGGTTTTAGATTAGCTCCCTCTTTTCTCTTGAAGTAATCTCTGCCTGCTTGAGTCAAACCACCTTTAGGATTTTTGTGTTTTTTTAGCATACTTCATCTTAGAGTTTTTCATAGACATTTCAACCTTACCATTCACTAACTTGGCGAATGACTTGGCTTGATCTACCCCAGATTTATTGTACGGAAACATTTTGGTTTTCATACCATCTTTAGTTTTGTACATAACTTTTGGCATCGTCTCTCCTTTTTTTAGGGTTTCTAATATATTTTTTAGCCATAGTCTCTTGGATTCCTACTTGGACCGAGGGTCTGTTGACCTCCTTGATCTTCTGGTCTTCTACCTACAAAGGCTGTCATTAATCCTTGAGAACCACGTCTCGTTCTTTTACGAGCTGCAATCTCTCTAGATTCTCTGGCTTTAGTTTGCTCCGCCTGTCTTTCTCTACGAGCTATCGCATCAAGCTCCGCCTTAGAAGGACCTGGAGGTGCTTTTGGTTTTGGTGGTGAAAAAAATCCGCCCATATCTACTCCTTATCGTTAAACAATCGACTCATAATATAAAAGTCAGTTTTATCTGGACCGAACTTTCGTAACAATCCTTCCTCAGTAAAGTAACACTTTTTAGCCCATTTGTATGCTAGGCAATTCTGACTACTAACATTTATCTGTAATCTATGAATATTTAAGCGTTTTGCAACGTATTCAAAAAACTTGAGACTTGCTCTATGAAACTTAAATTTATTTTTGGTTAGGTCTTTACATGGTAACATCCATGCCTCATATACTCCTTCCCATAAAGGCAGTATGCCAAAACAACAGGCAATGTCTCCAAAGGATACTCCACTAAATGACAACCCCTCCATCGGACACGTTTTTATTTTTTCTTCGTAATCTACAAAGCTGTTCATGAGAGAATGTTCGGACTCTCGGAACTCCATCATCTTGAGATGCGTATAATGAAACGGAATAAATTTATAATCGAC